GCTGACACAGCCAGGTAACTCATCATCAAGTTCATCTTCTAACAATGACATCTGTTGCTCATCTATCATTGGTCTTTGTTCTTTTGCCATGTAGTCTTTCTCCTCTTGGCTTAGAGGTAGTCCACTACCATGACAATCATCACAGTCTACTCTACTATCCACATTATCTGTATCACTCAGATTCACATAGCCTTTCCCCTCACAAACTTCACATTGATTGTCATTAATTGTAGTTTGTTTCGGAGTATCTTCTTTCTTCGTCTCAACGATACCGAGTTTAGCTAGTTCGCTACTCGCTACCTTTTTATTGTAATCATCACTCATGTTTTACTCCTTAGTAATGTTAATGATTTATACATAAAACCCTACAATAGTTTCTGCTCTACATATAATGTTCTCCTCTAGTCGTTGGAGTTCTATACAATCATCTGGTAAAAACTTGACCGATAAAACTCCCTCGATTTCGTATGAGGGTGGTTGATCCATTAGCGTAAAGGGTACTTTACTTACCACGCTACACGCAAACTCGGGATCACTTTGCGTAGACTTGATGATATGTTCTTCAAGTCTTTGTACTAAACTATCTTTGCTAATCAATTTACTTTTTAATTCATTGACTAACTCAGTAGTATTTATGTTTGCTTTTGTATTGTCCATTGATTGATACCTCCTCTATAATTGATTGGACTTTAGTTAGATCAAACTTTCTAACTCCTCTCTTTCTTACTTTGAGTGCAACTTGTTTCCAAAAATCCACACTCTTCCTGGGTGCAAGACGAAACCAAACTGCTGGTACGATTGGTATATTACTTCGTGCCATTTGATTCCCCCTTTAATAAATCTGAGTTGTCAATATGAAACCTTTGTCCTAGTATCATCTTGGCTACCTGATCTAATACGTGCTTAGATAGGTCGTCTATCTCATTAACAACTACCCACCTTTCAAAGAACTGTTTAACTGAATCGCAATTTATACCAAGACCAATCGTCTTAATCCCATCTCGGTTTAATTTAACTACTGCTCGTCTAGTTATTTCGTTCTGATCTCCTGCTCCATGCCACGCAGGATATCCGTCTGCGATAAGCATGAGTATCTTATTTGTTTCTCTCCTTTTCATTAGTCGTTCGCCAGCATACAACAAAGCGTCAGCGTCAGCGTTACAACTATGACTAGCGTTAGGTATGAATCCCATTAGATGTTTGCATTGGTTTAATGGTTTATCAAATGGTTTAAAGACAGGCATATAGAGTGCCTCCTCTCTCTCCCACCTATTCTCCTCAACGGGTTCACTATAACCCTCTTTATCTGTCTCATACTTTGTCTTTTGGTTAGTAAGTAATGACCTACTACCTTGTGTTAGTCTAAGTGTTGTATGACCTAACACTTCATAAGGAACTCCACCTGCTGATAAGCACTCAGATAAAGCAATCGCACTATGACCTGCGAGTACCATAGGTTGCCCACTCATAGAGCCACTACAATCAACGAGTAAAGAAACAGCAGTATCTATTGCGTCTCCCTCAGTTCTCTTTCGTCTTATGTTTGATCCACCCATAAATAACTCAGCAGATTTCTTTCTTATGTTTAACTTACCTACTCGTGAAGTTTCATAGTCGGCTTCTGTTTTAGTTATCAATGCTTTCTCTAGTTTTCTACGCATAGTTCCTAACTTAGAACCTAAACTATCTCTTGCTCTCTTATATTCAGAACGATAAAAGTCAGGCTCTTTAAGTGCTTCTTCAGGTTCCTCAATACTATCATCATCATAAGTAAAGGCTCCCTTGTTCTTATTATATTTCCCCTTGCTTTGCTTTGGTGTGAAATGTTTTAGCACTTGGTTTAACTCAGGATCGAATGGCGTAGGCTCAGGTCGTTGAAGTATATCTCCTTTTTCAGGAGACATCTGACTTCCATGTCCTCTCGCTTCAGATTTATCTTGACCTGACATCATGCTAGATTTCTTTTCGTCTTGCTTTCCAGCGTCAGCTCCAGAGCTTGCGTTAGCCTCGCCCTTCTTACCTTTTCCTTTCGTCTTGCTCCCCGTATCCCCTGCCATGTGAGGCACAGCTATCTCCTCAACAGGTGGTGGTGGTATATCTTTAGCTAATTCATTAGCAACTTTCTCAGCTAGTTCCATACCAAATCTACTACCATTATGTGCTAGTGCTTGGTCTACTTGACCTACTCCTTGTACTCCATGAGGTAGTCCGAGAGTAGCAGAAGCTATCAGTTCTGCCCTCTTTTTAATATCATCTGACAAGTTATCAAATGCTTGCTTAATCACAGGACTTGGATAGCCTAACTTCATACGACCTATCCATGTAACTGCGACAGGTAATACTTTCCAAGGGTCTTTACACATCTTAGGTTCTTCTTCTGCTATCTTTTTAAACTCTTTACACACTTGCTCGGCAGTCTTATCAATCGACTTAGAGATACCTGCGTATAAAGATTGACCACCATGTTCTATTCTTACATCTTCTATTGCTTGCCCCATGTGAACAGTAAATGGTCTACTTGTGTTCATCATCTTTTTCATCCAGGTTTGCCCATGTTTGAAGTCAGTTAATAGTTTATGCAAACTCTCATGGTTGGCATAACCTCTACCGACATTGACCTCTCTATGTGTCATCATGCGTTCAGGATTAACTTGGGGTAAGATAACTCTATTCCCATCAGTACACGCCATTTCGCCAGCGAAAGAAACAGAAGTATCAAAGTCCGTACTAATCGTACGAACAGCCGTCTTGGTTGCTTCCTGAAATTCCCTTGCAGTAATGTAAGGTCTATCTAAATCAGGATCGTCAGGTGGGAGATAAAATATTTCATCATCAGCCATAATTGTTCTCCTTTATTTAATGTTAAATTTAGTATTAGCAAACACTCTATCTGCTAACTCCACTATCCTTTGTTTGTTATCCAAAGGACATCTATTCAATACCGATAACTGAACTGCGAACTCAGTTGCTTGTACCTTAGTAGTAAGCACAGTAGAGAAATGTTGATACAACATACACATATTCATTGTATCTCTTGGCGATACAGGAACAGATGTCTCTCCATTTTCAAATGCTTTTCTACATAGCTTGGCAAACTGTACGCATGGTTCCAAGAAATCTTTTGGAACTAATGGGTATTGTTTCTTTAGCATAGCTAACTCCTCAATAGTTTCCATGTAATCAACTTCAATATACATAGAAAATCTATTCAGTAAGGCTCCATTAAGAGGTCGTACACCAGCATAAACTCCATGCTCGTCTCCTTGTCCTCTTGAATTGGCAGTCGCTACGAATCTAAACAAAGGGTGTGGCTTAATTAATCTTCCACTATCCTCAGTTAGTAATAGTCCGTTCCCCTCAGTTGCTCTTTGAAGAACAAATAATAGGTCAGGTTTTGCGGCATCGATTTCGTCTAAGACGAGGAAGCATGGTTGTACCATAGCTTTCGGTAAGATACCCTCCTCAAACTTAGTAACTGTCGTTCCCTCTTTAGTAACCAAAGTCGTTTGCCCTGTAAGGTCAGCCCTTTCTAAATTACTATCAAGGTTTAATGGGAACACAGGAAATCCTATTCGTGCGGCTATCTGTGCAGGCAAGGTCGTCTTACCTACTCCTGTGTGTCCATGACACCAGATGTTTAGACGTAAGACGAAAGCAGTTAAGAAACTAATCAAATGACTTGCTCTAAACTGATAGTTCTCGTCTATACGTGGAGTGTAAGGGTGTGTTACTACCTTTCCCTTATCATCTGTCCACTCTAATGTAGGTATGTTGAAGTTAAGTTGTGCTATCTTCTTACCTGTTCGTGGGTTAGTGAAGATATCACTAGCTTTCTTATCAACTACCTTATATTTAAGAGTACCCATATCAGTCGTCTTGACATCTCCCGTAGGATTTATAGGTACTGACGTTGCTCTTGTTCTTAACACATTTACTTCATCAAGTAAGTCCTTACTCTTTGTTTGTAAATCTGCATGGTCTAACAGTAGTTTGTTGATGTCTTTAATCTGCCCACCACTACTGTTCTTTAGGATTGGGTTGATTGCTTCTGTCCATTGTTGTTCAATAACTATGGGCTTAACTTCATGGTCTTTAGTTTCGTCTTGCTTATGACTGGTAGATGTCGGCATGACGCTTGTCGCATAGTCATCATGAGCAGTAGATAACTTCTCAATGTTTTCTTCATTACATTGGTCGCCCATTGTTTGTAACTCTACGCAAGAGTTTAGACTTTCTCTATTCTTAGCATTGAGTTTCTCTTTATCTGCGACTATCTGTTTCGCTTGCTCTATATGTTGTAGTATAGTTTGTACTTTCCCACCCAAGCCGACATCTAAATCGTCTTGTGCTAGTTTCCTTGCTACTGCTACAACCTTTTCTGAGGTTTCTTGGACATTAAATCCGTCCATAGTTTTCGCCTTTCCTGATATTTTAATATCATCTACACCCTCAACCTTTACTGATTCTTCAGGTGTAATTGTGGTTGTTAGTTTATATGTGTATTTCAGCATGGATTTAGGATAAGCAAACAATTTCTTGTTTCCTCTACCGACCACATTATCGGTATCATCTTCAACTGCTTTACTTAATTCAGTTACAACTTTCTTAATTACATTATTAAGATCGCTTTGTGTAGCTGTATCAAAGTATATCCGATAAACTATACTCGCAAGCAAGTCAGGATTCATACGATCTAACGCACTATCTAAACTATACTTACTAGCTTTACCGAAGTTTCTTTGTAGGGAATAATCTGTGTGATTAGACAAGATTTGTCCTACCATACTCTTTGTAAGATTACGTTTGTCATCAGCAAGTAATGTTGAATAATGTTTTACTGCTTTAACGCAATCAATGAGTAATGTATTGCTCATGGGCATACTCCTTTTAGGTTAATGTTAATGTTAAGGGTTAAAACTTACCCACTTCTAAGGTCTTAGTGTTCCTTTCATACGAAGCAACTCACATATACTTAACGCAAGTTCTTTCGCTGATTGGTTGGAAGATTTATTATTTAATTCTTCCTCTACTATACGCCTGACATTATCGAGTGCCTTAGTTTCTCGCATAGTTATTTCAAGCATAGTAGTTTTGTCGGCTAGACTTTTCCAATGATAAAGTCGTTTCAATAAATCATTGAAAGTTCCAGCGTAATCTATTTTATGTAACGCATTGGGACCGAACCCATGTTCCATTAATAGTTCTAAGAAATCATGTAACTGTTCGTTGTCATGAGATACGCATAGTCTATTTCTTCTTTCTAAACTCATACAGTTATAACTTTTTCCTCTTTCTTTTCTTCGTCTTGGACCTGTCCAGGAACGGTAGATGTTACTGCTTCATTTTCTTTTTGATTACTTTCCTCAACAAAAGGATAAGGTATTTCCATTAGTTCAGATTGAGATTTAATCCAAGTTTTTAATGGCATTGTACCACCTAGTATTCTCAACCTATGTTGCTCTAGTATTTCTATAATTTTATCAAGCAATATGTCTCCGTATATGTAGGTTTCGCTGAGTATCTCTCTTGATACTGTGTCATCATGTGTTCCACCTACTGTTTCTTCCTCGTACAAATGGTTGGTTAAATAATCAAGTGGTATTCTGATTGTAAGTTCTTCATCTGATAGTTTCATCAGTTTAACTTTTGTCCTTACATCAAGGTGTCTATTACTCATATTAAAGCCATAGAGATAACCATAATCATAGCATTAAATACTATTATTTCTACTATCGCCATAGTTCTCCTCACTTCCAAGTGCCTGTTAGTATATCGGTTGTTTGGAAAAGGCACTCATTACTTTTCCAAGTTCCATCTGCTAAATATGTGACTTCGCCACAACCAACTATCAATTCTAAAATCACAACTGTCATTAGTATAGCTAATAAAAACATAGCTATTCCCAAGTACAGATTGGACATTAGTTTGCTAGGTGGGTTTCTATATTTAGAAACATTAGGTCTTATGACAAGCTCTTGTAACGAGCCTGAATCATCTATATATACGCATGGTTTCCCTTTGTAGTCACGAAATATCGTGCCTTTAAGTTTATCCATAGTGCTACTCCTTTACAGGTTGTCTTAAATGTATCATATACGATACAAATGTCAATCCTTACATTAAAGGTGGACATTTATTATCCCAATTAGCAAGTAACGATTCGCTATCTATTATCGCTTCACTATCAGGGTTGTATTTCGCCAACTCCTCGTTCAGCTTTTGTATCGTTGTTACAAAAGAGTACATAGTTATTGGCTCTTTGTCTTGTTCGTCTTGGTTTTGTGGTCCTGAGATGCTCATGTTTTACTCCTATTTATTGTTAAAAAACTGCGTATGTATTAGGACATTCGGAAAAATCCCTTAGTTCCACGCTTAATCTACTGTGGGTACTACCCACCAACATCTGCTCATTTCTGAACGCATTGGTTTCTTCCCCACAATCAATTAAGCAACCGAGCCTAATCACATACGCAGTTGGTAGCTGTTGCTGTCGCAACATTCAAGAGACTGCCGATATTCTCCACTACCCTTGTGTACTGTAATACCCCCCTATAAATACTCCACGACATTATCAAAGATATGAAAGCCATTACAAAGTCCTCATAAAGTCAATAGTCGTGTCATTCATTATAGTTCAGTATTTGTTTCTGATACCGACTTCCCAAATTGGAACAGAATTTACGCAGAAAGTTATGATTGCTCTCCTTGTCAACTCCTCTTATATGGTACTAGCGTTATTCAAGGTTGTTACTATCCCAATACGGAGATAGAAATACCCATACCTAAATCATACTAATTGTTGGCGTGTCTAGAATTTGCGATAAATTTGATGTATTAGGCTCATTGTACTGCACTTACTCCTTTAAGACCAAATTTAAACGAGAAAGTTTTAGTGCAGTTGCTTTTACTGTTGTGTTACTTCATGGTTTTACGCAGTTTGTTGCGACCTCATGATAGCATCAATCTTACATGATTAAGACGAAGCGTTGTAACCCCTCGACTCTTTCATGCTCAATTAATTCTTATAATTTTAGTGTGTTCCAATCCAAACAATCTTTGTTCTGTTTGGGTAGTTCTTTTAAAGGTTTATCTATTTCCATTACATTTAGCCGATCACTATTAAGTTCGTCTAATGTCATGAAACAAACCTCATTTCTGATGTAAAAACCACACTCATAACAAGTGTGAATTGTTAAGTCTATTGGTTTCCAATCAGTATAAGTTTGCATTTCTTTTTTACAGTTAGGACAAGTTGTGCTGTAAGATGTTCCACTCATGTTTCCTCTTTCTGCTGTTGTAACGCTTTTTTATATCTCCTGTTTCTCTCTATTCTAGTTTTAAACCACTCGCATTGTACTATATCGCCTGTTTCATTTTCATTATCATCATCATTGTATGCACAATTAATATAATTAATACCATAGATAAAACCTTTGTTATCATCAAAGGGTTTATGATCGTACCAATATGCTTTTTCTATCGCCATTGTTTCCTCTTTCTGCTGTTGTGTTAAATTTCGTTTCGTCTTGTTAGTGCCGTCATCACTTCAAGACGAATAATAATATATAAAAAAAACCCCTAGCGATCTCTCGCTAGAGGCTATGTGTGTGATACTTACGCTTTAAACTTCGCTAAAAGGTTAGTCAACCTAGTAGCTTCAGCTTTCGTCAAACCTGAGGGTTTCGCAACAAACGTGTTAGGTACACTTGCAGGTACGACCTTCCCAAAGGTGTTCATATACGAAGTAGCTGTAACAATATTCGCTTCAATCTTCGCTAACTTCCCCTTTATGAACGCTTCCGAAAGTGGTTTCCCACTTTTGCTAACAGTTCGTTCTTGGGCGTTGGTTTTCCTACGAGTGAACTCCTTTACGATTGGTTCAATCGCCTTTTGGCTTGTGGCAGATTCGCACACAGCTAATAACTCCTGTGCAGTCATCTGGTTCGTTCTTTTTGCGTTTGCTTTTTGCATATCGCACTCCTTAGGCATTGGGGTTCCTGTGGACAAGTGGTCAATGCCTCAACCGACTGTCAACCGAGTACTCCCTCCTCCTCCCTTTAGGGAGGTACGACAAGACGACTAAATCGCTGATATGATTGCAAAAAGCGTGTGAGGGGTGATTATCTGACACGCCCGTACGCATTTTGAAAACACAGGAACGCACATATACGCACGATTTGTCCTTAAAGATGACATTTTTCGTAAGCAAAATCACGCATATACGCACGCTTTGTGTCAGAAAAATGCCTCGTCTCGCATATAGGGGGGCGTGTAGTGTACCCGCCGCCGAGTTTTTTATTGTCATTGTTGCACAGTAAAAAATTTTGCACCTATTTTTGAAACTATGGTAAGATAAATTATGCCCAGTGTTAGAAAAAATCCCAGTCCAACAAAATCAACAGGTAGTTTAGTTCCTGTAACACCACTAGAAATAGATAGAGTTCGTAGAAGTGTTTTAGATGTAGTAAGAAAGAACATACCTAAAGTACGTGATGTACTATCTGGTAGTACTAATTGGTCTAATCAACAGGTTCGTCTGTTTGCAGTGATGTTGAACAAAGTTATGCCAGATTTACACCACAGTTTTAACCAACATTCAGTTGAACACAAAACAGTAACAGAATTAACAATAGATGAGCTACAGCAAATAGCATCTAAGGCAGACGAAGTAGATAAAGAAATGATAGAAGTAGCTAAGGAAGAAATAAAAGATGGCAATAAGACACAGGAAGGGGCTAATAACTCGTCAGACGAAGAGGTATCTAGACGAGAAGGAGATAAAGCCAACGATGTACGTTAATCAACGAGGTAAAAAGAAAATGTGTGGAGCTGTTGACGGAGTAATTATATCTGATAAAGATAATAATCCTATTCCTTATAAGAGTTTAGGTTATCATATGACATCTGACGGGGAAGCGAGAGTGGAACCGTCAGTAGAAGAAGAATTAACATACGAAAATGAGGTTAGTATGTATCTAAAGGTACCTACATGACCATATCTCAAATAGAAGCCGCTAAACAATTACTTAAATTAAAGAAAGCACAGGGTAGTTTTATTGATTTTGTTAAGTTAATGAATCCTAAAATGACCTTTGCTCCATTCCAAATAAAATTAATGGAGGTATTAGATAAGTTACAGAAAGGAACTCTAGGTAAAACAAGAGTACTTATTACTATGCCACCTAGACACGCTAAAAGTTTTATCGCTTCAATACATTTTCCTATTTATTACCTAGCTAATAAAACAAATAGAAATGTATTATCTACAAGTTATAACCAAGACCTAGCTAAAACCTTTGGTAGACAAGTTCGTGACTTAGCTCGTGAACCATTTGTAGGTCAAGCATACCCAGAGTTTAAAATGTCAGAAGAAAGTAGAGCAGTAGATGATTGGAGAACCACTGATGGTGGAACTTATTTTGCTACAGGCATAGGAGGTAGTACAACAGGACGTGCTGCTACCTGTTTAATACTAGATGACCCTGTAAAAGCCAGAGAGGAAGCCGAATCAGCAACACAAAGAAATAAAACATGGTCTTATTATGTATCAGCACTAACAACTCGGAAACAACCAGAGCCAGATGGAACCAAACCAATAGAAATAGTTATATTAACTAGATGGCACCCAGATGATGTGGCAGGTAGATTGATGGATACAGAAGATTGGAAGGAAGGAGAATGGGAACACGTTAATTTTCCTGCTATTCAAACAGTTAATGCTGGAGAGAAAAGGTCAGTAACAGAATTACCAGATGATGATCCACGATATATAGCAACGGGGAAACTACATACCGTATCTCCTGCTAAAAGACAGTATTCAATAGAAACAGAAGAGCCATTATGGGCAGAGAGATTTCCTTTAGAAGAATTATATAAAAGAAAAAGATTAGACAAGAGAGAATTTGCGTCTTTGTACCAACAAACTCCTTATATAGTAGGAGGCAATATGATTAAATCAGGTTGGTGGAAACAATACGATCGTAAACAAGTAGAATTTCAGACAGTATTAATAGCCGCAGATACAGCTTTCAAGAAAACAGAACAGGCTGACTATTCTGTCCTTATGGTATTGGGGATAGATCAGCATGGAGATATGTATATTGTTGATATTGTAAGAAATAAATGGGATTTCCCAGAGCTAAAAAAGACCTGCATAACCCTTAATGCTAAATGGAGAGGTAGAGGTCTAAGAGGTTTTTATATTGAGGATAAAGCTAGTGGTCAATCATTAGTACAAGAATTAAGAAACGCTTCAGGCGTATCCGTTATTCCATATAAAGTTAATGGAGATAAGATAGCTCGTTTAAATTCAGTAACTCCTCTAATAGAAGGAGGTAGAGTTTTTCTACCCCAATCAGCCCCTTGGTTAGATGACTTTATAGAAGAAGCCCAATCCTTTCCTAATGGAAAACATGACGATCAGATAGACGCATTGTCTATAGGTCTAGACGCATTGTCTAGAATGGGTGGTCTTAATCAAGAGATGATGAATGTGCCTATTCAACTATCAGCTTCTTTGAATGACCAATTTCAAAAATATGATAATACTTTTGCTTCAAGCAAAGATTGGATTGATGAAGTAAAAAAGGATACAGATGGTAAATGGACTAACTGGGGAGAGTTGTAGGACGATTTATAAACAACTAAGGAGTATAAGAAATTATGGACTATAGAAACCAGAAAGATGATCCAAAAGATATTATTGTAGATTTAAGCGACCACGTAAATAAGCTAACAGAGTACGAAGATATCTCAGATGATTTAACAGACGAACAAGAATCAAAGCTAATTGATTACGTTCGTGCTGCGTCCAAAATGAGTTTTGATAAAATATCAAGACGATACGATCATTGGAGAGATGCAGACAGAGCGCATGATGTTTGGGTACCTTCAGATTCAACAAAATTTAGAGAGAAAGCTGTTGTTGCAGATACAAGAGCAATAGCAGACACAGTATTAACTTATATGATGGCTGCTCTCGCAGGAAGAAATCCTATGTTCCAATTAGAAGGAATGAATAGGAAGTCTAGAAAAGCATCATTAT